GCGTAATTAAGCAGACAAGTGCTGCCGTATCTGCAACTAACCCTTCATACACAGCATCTGTATTGGTTAATAACCTACAGAATGTAAATGGCGCAGTAGCTGATATATCATCACAAAGCATTACATTTACCTGCAACAGCACAGTAGCTGTAGCAGTAGCATAAGGAGTAGTAATGGCAAAGCTAAAGATAACAAGGGCTAATGGCGAAGTATCTGAACACAAGATTACGCCAGGTGTCGAGTACGCTTTCGAGTTAAAGTATGGCGCAGGAATCAGTAAAGTCCTACGTGATCACGAACGGCAGACTGAGATTTACTTCTTAGCGCATGAGTGCTTACGTAGGGCTAACGTAACTGTACCCATATTTGGTATTGAGTTTATAGACAGCTTAGAAACTGTCGAGGTATTAGACGAAGAAAAAAAATAATACAGCGTGATTCTACGCTCTATGCGATAGCAAGTTTGTCTGTAGAGCTAGGGATCGCGCCTAGTGAATTTATAAATATGGACTCAGAGATGCTACGAGCAATCGTGCAGGTACTAAGCGATAGAGCAAAGGAGATCAAAAATGCCAGCAGTCGAGGTCGTAGGCGTTAAAGATGTCCTTAAAGGTCTAGAGTTTATTGACGAAGACATGCGCCAAAGAATTAGGACTGCTATAGATCCTTTAATGCGTGGCGTAGCAAGTAAGGCTAAAGGATTTGTGCCAGATAACGGCAGCGTATTATCAGGTTGGAGTAAACCAAGTAACCCAGCAATTAACTTCAAGCCATTTCCAAAATATGACAGTGCTATTGTTAAGTCTGGTATTGGATATAACGCAGGTGAGAATCAAACATTCAAAAACGGATTTAAGATTAGCAATTACGTGTATAACGTAAGCGCAGCTGGTCGCATATACGAGACTGCAGGTCGCAATAATCCACAAGGTCGTGCGCCATTTCAGCAGATAAATCCCGGCACACCTAAATCACCAGTTGGCGCAGTGCAAGGATTTGAAGGCACTAGAAGAGCTAGAGAATATACTTATAATAAATCTACTAGAGAATACTCATCTAATAATCCTTTTGCAGGCTACCAGTTTGTAACATCTATGCCAGGACTTACATCACAGCCTAGGATTAAAGGCGTACGAGGTGGAACTGGTAAAAAGACAAAGGGCAGACTTATATTTAAGGCGTGGTCTCAGGATAGTTCTAAAGTTTACGATGCAATACTGCAAGCAATAAACTCTACAGCTATACAATTTAACAAATCTACAGAGATTAAGAAGGCAGCCTAATGGCCAATGTAGTCGTCTCGGCTATTGCTACCTTTAATGGCAAGGCACTTAAAAAAGGTCAGAAGGATATATCGGCCTTTGATAAGCAAGCACAAAAACTAGGTAGGACTTTTAGTCGTGTTTTTGCTGCCACAGCATTAGTAGCATTTAGTAAGAAGGCTATAAACGCCTTTGCAGACGATGAAAAGGCTGCTAAATCATTAGCAGTACAGCTAGAAAACACAGGCAACGCATTTAGAGTAAATGAAGTAGAGTCTTATATTGCAGGTCTGCAGAGTTTGTATGGCGTATTAGACGATCAGTTACGACCAGCATTTCAAACTTTATTAAACGCTACTGGATCAGTAACCCTAAGCCAGCAAGCACTAGAGACTGCATTAAACGTAAGTGCCGGCACAGGTAAAGATTTAGCCACAGTCGTAGCAGCTATAGCCAAAGGCGCATCTGGTACTACCACATCTATAGCAAGATTAGGCACAGGGTTAGATAAAGCGACAATAGCCACTGGTGATATGAATAAAATTATGGCTGCCCTTGATGCAAAGTTTAAGGGTCAAGCACTAGCAAGATTACAAACTTACGCAGGCAAAATGGATTTATTAAAAGTAGCCGCTGCCAATGCTACTGAGATTATAGGTAAAGGTTTAATAGATGCTATAAGTGCAATAGGCAAGGATAATTCAATACAAGACGCTGCCGATTCTATGAATAATTTTGCTTTGGCTATTGCTGATACCACCAGAGGAATGGGTCAGTTAACTGCTGAAATAAAGAAAATGGCAGAAAGTGATGTTGGTAAGTTTTTATTAGGTATTACGGCTTTATTAACTTTAGGCAAAAAGACGTTAATTGCTGGTACTTTAGGTTTAATTGCTTATGATATTGGTAAAAGTCAGAAATCTTCTGCCAGCAATATGGGTGGCTATTCAGGCATACCTTTACAAAAAGCCGAAAACAAAGCTATAAAAGATGCAGTAACTTACCGTAAATTAGAAAACGATTTATTAAAGAAAAAGACTGCAGTAGATCAATTACGAGATAAGTTTGATGTAGAGCGCATAGGGCTTACGGCCGCATTAAATGCTGCAGTAGATGAGGAAACTAAATTACGTCTAAGAGCGCAATTAGCAATCCTAGATAATAACGAAGCTTTGTCTAAGAAAATACTAGCAGAATTGGCAGCGGCTGAGGCTGCTAAAAAGTTTGCAGATAACTTTGATTTCGCATTAGATGCTGTGAAAACAATGACTTCTAAGATAAATGCGTTTATTGCAAGCATGGGAGTTACACCGCCAACCGCAGCACCTACATATTCTTTTGCTTTATCTACAGCCCAAGCGACCAATGAAAAAATAGCCGCATTTGAAAACAAAGTTGCACTTGAATCTACACGAGAATTAAACTCACGATTAAATGACTTTTTAAGTCAGAACAATGTTCAGCGATCTTCTTTACAAGCACCTATGGATATTAAAGTAACTGTAGATGCAGGTGGCGATAGGCTTAGCCAGGCTATAGCAGAGAGCATACAGGTAGCAACTAGGTCAGGTTACTCAACAGTACCTAATGGCTTTATAGCATGACCGTACCAGTAATAAATGCAATAATTAACTTTAGTACTGGCCCAGCCTTTGCTCAGGCCATGATTATTGACCAAGGTATTTTAGGCACTAACGTTCTAGCAGATTCAGCAGCTGTAATTGTAGATGTATCAAGCAAAATAAATCGCATAGAAACTAACCGTGGCCGTACTGCACTCTCAGATCAATTTCAAACAGGCGCATTAACTTTACGCATAGTAGATCAGAATGGCGACTTTAATCCGCAAAATGTTAGCGGGCCATATTACAATTTATTAACACCTATGAAGAAAGTACAGATTACTGCAACCTATGGCAGTGTCACTTATCCTATATTTTCAGGATTTATTACAAGTTATGTAACTACCTACCCAGATGATTCTGGTGAAGATCTAGCCATAACAACAATACAAGCTGTAGATGCATTTAGATTAGCCCAGATAGCACAAATCAGCACAGTTACAGATGGTGATGCTGGACAATTATCTGGCACACGCATCAACAAGATATTAGATCAAATTGACTGGCCTGATTCAATGCGTGATATAGATGCAGGTCTTACGACCTTGCAGGCAGACCCAGGCACTAACCGCACCGCACTACAGGCTTTAACTACCGTGGCTACCTCCGAGTATGGTGCTTTATATGTAGACGGATACGGCTCATTTGTATTCCAAGATAGAGCTGTGACAGTTGGATCTATTGGCGGCACACCCACAGTCTTTGCAGACAATGGCACAGGTATAGTTTATTTTGATGCTAGTTGGATTCTTAACGATGTGCTTGTATTTAACAAAGCCACTATTACCAGAACTGGTGGCAGCGCACAGGTAGCGTCAAATCAAGCGTCCATAGATAAATACTTTCTACACAGTTATTACCTAGACAACCTACTTATGCAGACCGATGCTGTAGCCCTAGATTATGCGCAAGCTTATGTGGCTAGTAGAGCTGAGACTACGATACGCTGTGATGCCATAGTCCTAGACCTATACACGCCTAACTACGACACAGGCATAGTCGCAGCCCTAGACCTAGATTTCTTTGATCCCATAACAATTATTACTACCCAGCCAGGTGGATCTTTGCTAGAAAAGACCCTACAGATTTTTGGTGTTCGAATGAATATTAGCCCAAACGCTTGGAAGGTTACATTCGTTACACTGGAAAATGTCATAGATGGGTTTATAATAGGCAACGTAGATTACGGTGTCTTAGGGCAAAACGTACTATCTTATTAAGGAGATATAATGGCAACAGGATTTCCAGCAGCGACAGGTGATGTACTTACCAGTGCTATGTTTAATGGTTTAACTTCATTCACAATAGGTGCAGCCAACACAACAGATTACACAGCTGTACTTGCAGATCAATATCAAAATTTAGAGTTAATGAATAAAGCCACAGCTATAGCATTTAAGATCCCAACTAATGCATCTGTAGCATTTCCAATAGGTACAGCAATTACAATATTAAATATTGGTGCAGGTGTTTGCACAATTAGCGCAGTAACTAGTGGCACTACCACAGTATTAAGTGCTGGAGCAGTGGCAGCATCACCAACATTGGCACAATACAAGTCAGCAGTTTGTATTAAAACAGGAACAGATGCTTGGTATGTAGTAGGAGCAATTGCATAATGATTGGAAACATAATTGCTGGCACACTTGGCGTTAGCGCACCTGCTGCTGTATCCATTAGCGTAGATTATTTAGTAGTTGCTGGCGGTGGTGGTGGTGCGGCTGGTTCATGGTCAGGCGGTGGTGGTGCTGGTGGTTATCGCACATCTATTGGTGGTAGTCCATTAAGTTTATTAACTTTAACAAATTACACAGTTACTTGCGGCGGCGGCGGTACACAAGGAGTTTGGTCAGGAACTCAAAAAGGTACTAATGGTTCTAACTCTATATTTGACACAATTACATCAACAGGTGGTGGCGCAGGTGGTGCGCCTACAAGTCCTGCAAACGCTGCTGGTGGTAACGGTGGTAGCGGTGGCGGTGCAGGTAATGATGGAAGTAATCCTTATACAACCGTAGGCGGTTCAGGTAATACACCTTCAACTTCACCATCACAAGGTAATAATGGTGGTGGTGCAATTCAAATTGGTTCTGGTAATTACGCAGGCGGTGGTGGTGGTGGAGCAGGTGCAGTTGGTAGTACTGCAGGTACTTCAACTAATGCCCCAGGTGGTGCAGGAAATTCAAACTCTATTACTGGATCAGCTGTTTATTACGCAGGCGGCGGTGGCGGCGGGCGTGGTGGCGGTAGTTCGGATGTTATTGCAGGCGGCGCAGGCGGCGGCGGTGATGGTCGTGGAAATACTGTTGGCGGAAATGGCACTGCAAATCTCGGCGGCGGCGGTGGCGGCGGCGGATACGGCTCACCAACAGGTTATGCAGGTGGTAATGGCGGATCTGGTGTTGTAATTCTTAGATACCCTGACACTAATACTATTAGTTTTGGCGCAGGAGTAACTGGTACGGAAAGTTCAGCTAGTGGTGGATATAAGAGAGCCACAATTACAGCTGGTACTGGAAATGTGAGTTGGGCATAATGGCACACTACGCGTTCTTAAATGAGAACAATATTGTTACAGAAGTTATAGTAGGTATTGATGAATCAGAAACTATTGAAGGATTAGATACTGAAACTTGGTATGGAAACTTTAGAGGACAGACCTGCAAGCGCACGTCATACAATGGAAAGATTAGATATAACTATGCAGGTATTGGCTTTATCTATGATGAAGTTAGAGATGCATTTATAGCACCAGAGCCTGATAACGCTACTGGCTTTGATGAGGAGACTTGTCGCTGGATTACACCAGAGGTTAAGTTTGACTACTAAACCATGGCTCTGTGCAGCAGGTACGCAGTTAAGAGATCAGGTTGATACGTGGTTTCCGGATAGGTGTACTAAAAGTCCAGAAGGATGGCTGGGCGATAGTCGCCACTCCGCCAGAAAATCGGATCATAATCCAGACACAGACGGGTGTTGCAGAGGTCTTGATATTAATTCTCGGTTGGAGTCATCCGATAGCCTCGCACCTTATCTGGCTGACCAGATCAGAATTGCCGCCAAATCAGATCCACGTTTATCATACGTCATCTATAACGGGCGCATATGTTCAAAAATATTAAATTGGAAATGGCGTAAATACAAAGGTATTAACCCACACAAGAAGCACATACATATTAGCTTTACAAAGTTAGGCGATAAAGATAGCAAGCCGTTCGATATACCACTACTAGGGGGTAACTTATGAAGATAAGCAAGAAGCAGAAAGCAATACTTAAAACCTATGCACGTGGCGTATTGGTGTCATTCTTGACATTTTTAGCTAGTAATGAATTAGGTTTAGATCCAGCGGTGTCTGTAATTGTTGCAGCATTAGCCGGTCCAGCAGCTAGGGCTTTAGATAAATCCGATAGTGCTTATGGCCTCGGTGCAGATGAAGCATGAGTCCGGCAGAATGGGCAGCCTTTGGCGCTGGCGGTTGCGCCGTGCTGAGTGCCGTACTAATAGGATTACGTTTTTTAGTTAAAGGCTGGCTTAACGAGTTACGTCCTAATGGTGGATCGAGTATGAAGGATCAACTAACAAGATTAGAACAGCGTGTTGATGATCTGTATTCACTAATAGTTAAGCGACAATAATCCTATGGCTGATACAAGGCGTAAGCGTAAGAAGATAAATAAGCGCGTGGTGCGTAAATCACCTGAGCCATTATCTAAACTAGATCAGCATTATATTGCTATGAATGAGATATATAAGGCTGCACGTAAGGCTGGTTTTAGTGAGAGCTGTAGCTTGTATTTTGTATCAGATAGAGCGACTATGCCAGACTGGGTTATTGGTGATGGGGGCATCATACCTAGTATAGATCCTACAGAAGAAGACGAAGATTAAGCGTGTTGCGTTTGTAAGTGACTTGCAAGTGCCTTTTTTTAATGAGGCTGCAGTGAAATCTACTGGTAAGTTTCTAGCTAAGTGGCGACCTCATCAAACTATTTGTATTGGTGATGAAATAGATTTACCACAGCTAGGTGGTTTTAACGCTGGCACAATAGATGAGATGGTCGGTAACATCAATGATGATAGGACACAGACACAAGAAGTATTAAGTTACTTGGGAGTAACAGACGTACTAGGAAGCAACCATGGAATCAGACTTTACAGATCAATTAAAAAAAGACTTCCCTCATTCCTCAATTTACCCGAAATGCAGTATGAGCGTTTTATGGGATATGATAAATTACAAATCAAATTCCACCCTTACGGACTTGACTGGGCGCCAGGCTGGACAGCCGTTCACGGTGACGCTTTCCCTCTTAGCCAAATTCCTGGACAAACGGCTTTAAATGGGGCTAGAAGGCTAGGAAAAAGCGTAGTGTGTGGGCATACCCATAGATTAGGGTCAGCGGCCTTTACAGAGGCATCTAGAGGCCAATTAGGGCGTACTGTATGGGGCTATGAAGTCGGCAATTTGGTCGATCTAAGTAGTTCAGGCATGGCGTACACTAGGGGTTATGCAAATTGGCAGCAAGGCTTTGCCGTTGCCTACGTTCACGAGCGTAAAGTGTCTGTTATTACAATACCGATTAACTCAGACGGTAGTTTTATATTTGAGGGTAAACTTTACAAATAACGTTATCAAATCGTTATCAAAAATAACTAACAAATCATCCACAAAGTCGTACACACGTGCGACACTATTGCTATGCCACAAAGCGTGAGCATAGAAGGGCTACAAATGAAAATACAGATTGACTTGAAAGCAGCTGATTTTGAACAGCTGTGGACTAATTCGATGGAATGGGTGAACCAAGATTGGCAAAAACAGGAAGACAGATTTGATCCAAGCCCATTGTTTAGTTGGAAATATGCATATTGGTTTGATAATTATGCAGCACTTAAAATGGCTGAGGGTTTTATAAGTTCATTGGGTAAGAACTACGCCATACATAGCGATGAAGGCACAGGCGACTGGGTAATGCTGACCAATTACGCTAGTCCATGCTACCTACGCAAAACGCTGGTGAACGCATGATAGAGACAACAGCACCGTGGCTAGTGCTTTATAGTGTGCTTGGTTACTTCATTCTTTGGGGCGTTTACTCAACTATCAAAGATAACGCATTTCAGTCTGGCTATTGGAAAGGCCGTAAAGACGGCTATGACATGCACAGACGTATAACAGATAGCAAAACTAATGCCGACAACAACTGAACAGCTGTTAGATAATGTCGTCAAAACTATTCATGCGCGAGGTGTCAGTTATGGGCACCCAATTTCTCAGCACAAAAGGATTGCCGAATTGTGGACTGCTTATTTGGGTTATCCAATTCAACCAAACGAAGTTGCAATTTGTATGGCGTTGGTCAAGATCAGCCGACAAGCTGAAGATGCTGCGTACCTTGACAATTACGAAGATGCCATCGCCTACCTTGCAATTGCAAAAAGCATTACAGATGCCATGCAAGACGACTCAGACGATTGGAAAGACTAATGGCATTTGATCTAAGTAATTACGAAACCGTAGACGAAAGACTACATAAGTGGTGGAAGGAGTTCCCAGATGGAAGATTGGAAACAGAAGTTGTCGAGGCCTCAAACACTAGATTCATTGTTATTTGTAGGCTATTCAGAACCGAAGTCGATCAAAAACCGTACGCTACTGGAATTGCGAGTGAGACTGTTAGTGATCGTGGCGTTAATGCGAATTTTGCTTTACCTAACTGCGAAACAAGCGCAATTGGTAGAGCGATTTCAAATGCGGGTCTCTCAGCTAAAGGCAAGCGTCCAAGCAGAGAAGAAATGGCGTCTGTAAATGAAAAACAATTTACACCTAAATATGGCAGACCAGGATCTAAGTCGGCTGCGATGGAGTATGCGTTACATCTTACTGACACACAATTTAAAGATAGTGCTAACGAGCCTGTTCCTGTTGCTTGGTCTATTGGCGACAGCATTAGTCAAATTAGTGAAGTTCCTACTGTTGGGTTCACTTGTAGGCATGGTGATATGGTAAAGAAAGAAGGCATCGCCAAAGCAACTAATAAACCGTATGCAGGTTATGTATGCAGCGCACCTAAAGGCGATCAATGTGATGCTAAGTGGGCAAAACTCACAGCTGCAGGCACATGGTTTTGGCCAGATGATGCAGAGTCAGGTAAAGGGGGTGAATAGATGGGATATTTAGAAGTAATAAACGGTTCAGGCTTTACATTACGCATGGAAAATGATAATGAAAGCCTAAACCTAAGTACCGATAGATGTGTATCTTGTAATGACGACAGATTATTACATGATGGACAGTATTTGGTATGCACTCAATGTCATTGCAGACAATAAGGAAGGGGATTTTATCACATGTACACAAAATTTAAGTGTAATGGCTGTGATCGTAATACCGAGTTTTTATGGCTGGAGCAATTAGATACGCCTGATGGATTCAAGGCTTATCAGTGCATGGACTGTGGCTGTGTTGGTGTTAAAAATATAGCTGAGGCTTTACACATTCCAGATAGTGACTTAGATAGGTGCAAGCAGTGTGGTGGCTGGCAATTCCTGAGCAGTGGTTGCCACACTTGTGCATTGATAGGGGCTAAGTAATGCCTACCTATGAATACAGTTGTGCTGAATGTGGAACCTATGGATCTACTAGCAGCTCTTATCTAGATAATTTGCCTATTATGGAATGTCCCAAATGCATGACAATTATGAATCGCATTTATTCAGCACCAGGTATTGTGTTTAAGGGTACTGGATGGGGTAGTAAATCATGAGTGAGGGTGGTTACGATGAAACTTGGATGGAGCTTGATGATTTTAAAATTTGCACATTGGTCGAAATTCTTGCGTGATTTGACATGCCATGCTACCCTAAAGAAGCGTTCGATCTTAAATCGAAAAGCTGAGTCGCCAGGGGCTAGACTCGGAAGGCGCAGAGTTTGGGCGACCTTTATGCTAATTGCATTTATCAGTTGCTTTTTAAAAGATTATTCCGTTGCTAAAGAGAATTACAAACCAACTCATTACAAGCAGTACATACTGATTACATTAAATAATTTAGATGAGACATACTGTTTAGTAGAGCTGTATAACAATGAAAGTAGATTTAATCCTAAAGCTCGTAATGGCTCACACTATGGGATACCACAAGGTAGATCTAAGTATCTAGCAACAGTAGATGGTACTAAGCAGATAGACTGGGGTATTAAATACAATCTAAATCGATATGGATCTATGTGTAAAGCATTACAGCATTACAAGATAAAGGGATGGCATTGAGTCGTAAGGCAATAAGCACAGGTAAGTGGAAGAAGCTACGCATCACCATACTTGACCGAGATGGCTGGCAGTGTGCTATGTGTGGTGGGCCTGCAGACACCGTAGATCACATTATTCCACGTGTAAAAGGTGGCGATATGTGGGCAACAGATAACTTACAAAGTCTATGCAAGAAAGACAATAGCGCTAAGGGTGGTCGTTTTTTTAGTCACAAGGCGACA